CTATTATTATTGATCCGATCTATAAGGTCATTACCGGCGACGAGAACAGCGCGGATCAGATGGCGAATTTCTGCAACCAGTTTGATAAGGTGTGTACCGAGCTGGGCGTGGCGGTGATCTACTGCCATCATCACAGCAAAGGAAGCCAGGGCGGTAAAAAATCCATGGACCGAGCCAGCGGCTCCGGCGTGTTCGCCCGTGATCCGGATGCGCTTCTCGATCTGATCGAACTGGAAACGACCGAGGAGTTGATGAAACAGCAGGAAAATAAAGCTGTGTGTGAAGCTTGCAGGCAATATTTAGATGCACATTATAAGTGGGAGGACGAACTCTCACAAGACGATCTGCTGAGTTCTTACCAGATGCTTAACTACTGTGAGAACAAGCTGGAGAAAGGGCAATTTGAGGCATTACAGCGCACCACAGAGGCCGTGAAGAAGAGAGCACAGTCAATGACTGCATGGAGGATCGAGGGTACGCTGAGAGAGTTCCAGAAGTTTTCACCGGTCAATATGTGGTTTGATTATCCGATACATACAGTCGATGCTTCCGGAGTGCTGGGAGATATTCAGCCGGAGGCAGAATTGCCGCCATGGAAAAAAGCCTCTTCAGCAAAGAAGAAAAGTGATAGTAAAAGGAAGAAAAACAATGAATTAAAGTTCATTGAAGCAATTGAAAGCTGCAATATGGGAGAGCTGCCTACAGCTAAAATGGTAGCGGAATACTTGAGTACAGCAGACAAAGAATTCCCGATTAGAACTGTGCGTGATTGGGCCAAACGGTATGGATATGACTTCCAGACCGGTAAGTGGAGTACTGAAAGTGTGACAGAAGCAAAAGAAGAGGAGTAGCGGCAACGGCGGCGGATATCATAAAACAAGGAAAATGATAACTGCCCGAAGAGAGCGGCGGATGTCATTAAATAAGGTAATTGCCGTAAATGCTGTAACGGCGGCGGATATTAGAAAAATATGGTAATCGCCGTGCCGCGGCAACGGCGGCGAACACCACTATATATAATATATATTTTATTGCCGCCGCTTACGCGTGGTCACGGGGGTAGGATAGGACGGGCTATAGCGCTGCCCGCCCTGTCCCCTCCCCCTCCCCGTTGACAAGGCCATTTCAAAAATGAATAAAAATTTAAAACTTTAAAGAGGTGAAGTAAATGGAGACGGATTTTTTTCTATCAATGCAACCCCCGACCGTGACGCATCAAGAGAAGCAGGTACACGTAGTAAATGGTAAGCCTGTCTTTTATGAGCCGGCGGAGCTGAAGGCGGCCAG